GGTAATGCTTTGAAGTGCATTAGTTCCTGTTGCAGTGTTATATGTCCCACTTACTAATGCGTTTAAGGCTGCATTACCCAAAGCCACGTTGCCTGTACCAGTAGGATAATTACCATCCAGCTTGATCGTGCCGCCATCGACACTGACGTTACCAGCGACATCTAACCCATCTACCGTGAGTGTACCAACGATGTCCTTGTCAGCACTATCTGCTAAGTCTCTTGCTCTACTCATTAGTTTGCCTCCAGTGCGTCTAGTCTAGCTTTAACAGAGGTCATCTCTGTTTCTAATGTTTCTATCTTAGCAATCGCTTCTTGCAATGCCGCTGTCAGCAATGGCACAAGTTTGGATTGGTCAATGCCTTGGTAGTCTGGAACGCTGCGGGTTCCCATGACAGCCTCAGTAACTACGTTGCCATCATCATCTAGCACCGCTGGAGTAACTTCATACTCCTCGTCACGCATTGCGTCTTGTGTGCCAGTGACTGCTTCAGGGACAACTGTTTGCGCTTCGTGCGCAATGAAACCGTCTACTGTCGTGTCAGGGTCTGCAATGAAGTTAAAGCGTTTAGGTGCAAGCTGCTTAACTCTTGTGATGCCGTCTGTGACATCTGTGACGTTTTCTTTTAGGCGGTAGTCAGATGAGGTGTTGTAAGCGGTTGAGGAAGCTGTAACAGTTATACTGCCTACTGCGGTTGTGTCGCTATAGATTGTTGCAATATAACCAGACCCTGCACCTTGACCATCTCTAGTGATCCAATAATTAGTGGTTCCAGTACATTTTGCATAAATTCCGTTAGCACCCGTACCATAAATAGTTACGCCTTGGGTTTCTTTAACAGTTGTTCCGACTAAAAGATGGCCGCTGCTGTCGATGCGCATGCGTTCTGTGGCGTTTACGCCAAAGCTCATAGAATTTGTACCGTGGTCATAATTCAACCAACCAACATCTATATCCGCTGTATCACCAAAGAATATTCTGGAGTTGTCACCAGAGTTATTACCAGTGTTTATGTATATCTCTGTGTTTCCAGAGCCAGTTACGTCAAGCCTACCATCAGGGCTGGCTGTCCCAATCCCAACATTACCGCTGCTATTAATAAAGAAGTCATTGGAGTATCCAGCCTGTGTGCTTGGATCACTACTGCGACCAATAGAAAGACCACCGCTATAATCAAATGCTATAGTCGCTTGACTATTGGTTTCAACATTAAAACCCAAATATCCACTATTAGAAGTTTTATTACTTCTCTCAAAAGTAACAATTCCATTGCCACCCTTGGATACATGCAATGGTGTACTGGGCGAGGTTGTCCCAATCCCCACCGATCCTGACGATGTGATGCGCATGGCTTCTGTAGAGTTTGTACGGAACAGCATAGGGTAAGCACCCACACTTTCAATCTTAACATCACTGCCTGTTTGAGTGCCAAGAAATAAATGTGAGGCTAAAGTTGGGTGCGTAATGTCAACTCCATTACCATCCAATATTGCAGCTTTAGTTGAACCACTTGTTGAAACATCAAGTGCAGCACTAGGCGAACTCGTCCCAATCCCAACCCGATTATTCGAGCTATCAACGTACAGCGTGTTTGTATCTACGGTCAGATCGCCAGTAACAGCAACATTGCCTGAGAACGTACCACCAGTAGACGCTGGAACCATGTCGGCAGTTGTAAACGATTTAAACGCAGTGACTTGCAAAACATCGCTTGTTGTTGCTCCGCTGGTCAAAACAATGCTTGTGCCATTTGTCGCAGTGTAATCTGTGCCATTAAACAATAGCGAACCGTTTAACGTAACAAGAATATTATTTACTGTGTATGACAGCGTTGCAGCGTTATCATCAGAACCACTAAATGTCGTTTGACCGCTTGTTGCTGTGTACTGATATGTTGTCAGTGACACGTTCCCAGCCGATGTCGCCGCAATCCATGAAGCACCATCGTAAACCTTCATGATGTTTTCTGAACTAGAGAAGTAAAGCAAACCGCTCGACAACGGATCACCATCATTGTCCACAGTTGGATCGCTTGTTTTTACACCCAAGTATCTGTCGTCAAAACTATCATAAGCAGAGGCCGCTGATGCAGCACTTGTTGCCGCTGCCGCTTGACTTGCAGCCGCAGCCGTAGCAGATGTTGCAGCATTTGTTGCACTTGTTGCAGCATTTGTTGCGTTAGTCGCTGCGTTTTGAATTGCAGTAAGGTTGTCTGTGACATTTTGCAAATTAGTAGTTTGACCAGCAACAGTTGTTACATTCCCACTAATTCCTGCAACAGTAGTAACATTACTGCTTATTCCCGCAACTGTAGTAACATTTGCGTCAATGCCAGAAACCGTTGTTACATCAGAACTAATTCCAGCTACAGTTGAAACATTAGTCGATACACTAGCAACTGTATTAACATCCGCAATATTTGCTGCTGTAGTGTTAACATTAGAAATTGATCCAGCAACCGTATTGACGTCTGTTACAGAGTTACCAACCAAATCCACATTTGTAATGCTAGATGCAACAGTATCAATTTCAGATACCGCCTCATTCAAATCATTAGCTACAGTCTCGATTTCAGAGATTGCTTCGTTGAGATCATTTGCTACTGTAATAACGTCTGCAATATTTGTAGCGACTGTGTTTATGCTTGCAATATTAGTAGCAACAGTTGTGATGTTGGCGTCATTCGCAGCAACTGTGGTAACATTGGCGTTGTTTGTCGCAACCGTTGTAACATTCGCTGATATGCCAGACACAGTTGTAACATCAGTGCGGATTGTATTTACATTAGTAATCGCATTAGTCGCAACAGTGCCATCTTGAATGTCTACCAGTGTTGCTATGTCTGCCGAAATGTTTGCAATGCTTTCAGTATCAGCAATACTCGGCCCCGGCTCAGGATCTCCTGTCGTTTCGTTAAAGGCAAGCACCTTACCAACGCGCAGCTCTTTAACAGGCAGTGTCGTGTCAGTCACAACGTCACCAACGCTGAATGTCAACGCCCGGTCAATCTTTTCATTCAAGCGCTGGTCAACGAATGTCAGCTTGTCTAGGCTTTCTTCTAGCGATTGCGCCGGGAACGGATCGTTAGGAACAAGATCCAGACCTTGGGTCAACGGCTGCTCACGCACAATAACGACAGTCTCAGTTGCGCTAGGCGCTGCTACAAACTCAACATTACCGCCGCTTGCGTTGCCAACATTTGTCACAGTGTAGTGAGTTGTAATTGTTTGCTTTGTTTCTGTGCCGTCTGCCGCGCGGAGAATGACAGTCAAGTCTGTTTCGTCAAATACTTTGAACGTATACGCAAAAGTGGTCAGCGATCCATTGCCGCTGTAGCTAACTCTGTTCGTGCTGCTAGATACTGTCATCTTCTACCTTCTTCCTTGAGGCGCTGGACTTGTTCATATGCTGTACGCATATTCGCATATTCAGGCAATTCAAGCAACGCCCTGAAGCCTTCGTCTATAAATTTGCTGTTAATGCTACGCAGTAGCGAAACACGTTCTTTGTCAGTCAGCGCTTGATATGACAAAGAAGATGTCACCGCCTCTAGTGTTTGACGGAATGTTAAATTGCCGTAACCGCTGCGGTAAACACTGATTTCATTTTTAGCCATGTTGACCAAATCAGACTGCATGCCGTAGCTCAACTTGATCGTCCCCATTCTTTCAGGGTTGGTCAAAGGCCAAACATTGGTCATCGCCTGCAAGCGGATCAGCTCTTTCTCGTAGCTCTCCAGCTCTTCGCCCTTCTTTAGGCGCAAGCCTGATAGGTTGCTAAACAGCGCAGCTCCTGGGCGGGCAGCAAAGCTAAACTCATCTTCGCCACGCGCCACACCGAGCGTGTCGTAAACGATTGCATTGCGATCCCGCTCATCGCGGAAGAAGCTGTCTTTGGATTGCATTGCGTCCATCTCAGCAAAGAACTCTGCAACCATTCTGCCGCCACCGCTTTTAGGTGTGCCGACAATTGCGTAGTTTTTCGATCCATCAGCCCTGGCATACTTGAATTGCGTAACGCCGTCTTCATCAACGTATGTCTCTTCCAAGTCTTCCATTGTGTAATACTGAATATCCTCACGCGGACGCACGCCTGTCGGATCTGCCAGACGTTGGAACATTCGTTGCAACGAACTTAGCGGGTTTGGCAGGCCAGTTGGTGTTGCGCTTTCTGCGTAGCTTCTTGCAAGCTTGGCTGCATCAAAGCCATCCATAAATGCAACGACATCTGCAACGCCTTGCAGCATTGGCAGCTCTTTATAATACTCTGCTGTCGCAAGGGCGGCTGCATGGAAGTAATTCTGCTGCAACTCTGGAT